ACCGACTGGAACAAACTCACGGGCGGTTCAGCCTACACCGCAGGCCGGTGGTATGACTTCAGCGGCTTGAACGGCACGCCTGTGGCGAACGCCTTTGCAGGCACTGCGCTGGCGTGGAGAACCTGCGACGAAACCACCGGCAACGGCACGCAGATTTTCGGCCTGCCGCACGGCGGGAATGTCAGCCCAGACACCAAGCACGTTCTGAACGTCGCGGCGCTCACTTCTGTGGCGACAGGCGTTCCGGCGCAGTTGATGCTGGTGGACTTGCAGGGCTACTGGCCCGGCATCACGAACAACTCGGCCACGGCGCAAACCCTTACGGGCACGCCCACTCTGCGCTACACCAACGGGGCCGGGTGCAGGTTGTTCTGGGTGCAAACCGCCGCAGCGGGCGCCACGGCGCAGAACATCGCGCTCAGCTACAGCAACACAGTGCCAACCTCGGGCAGGACGCTTCCGGTCACGGTCGCCATGACGGCTTCCGGCATCGTGGGGCACATCTCTCACTCAGGCACCGCAGCGAACAACTACGGCCCATTCCTGCCCCTGGCATCGGGCGACACGGGCGTGTCTACCGTGGCGACGGTCACGTTCTCTGCTGCCAACACCGGCACCGGGGCGCTGTGCCTTGCCCGCCCGCTGCTGACGCTGCCGCTGACCACCGTGTCCGTCGCTGCCGAGCGTGATCTGCTCAACCAACTGCCGAGCCTTCCTCGGGTGATGGACGGTGCCTGCCTCACGTGGCTCTACTTTGCGGGTGCGGCCACGGCGGCAAGCACAAACTTCTACGGCGCGGTCGAGGTCGGCTGGGGCTGATCGGGCTCATGGCTCTCAAGACAAACACCACGCTCCTGGCGCAGCTACCCCTGCGCCAGATCGGCGGCTCGCCTGGAACTTTCCGTTCCATGTGGGGGCGTGGCGACCGGATGAACCAGTCCGTGGGCGTGGGCATCCCGTCCAAGCTGGCGGGCATCCCCTCCGGGCACCTCGCGCCATCGTCGTGGGTGCTACCGTACAAGCCGGGGGCGATGTCGTCGTTCACCAATCTGGTGGTGACGGTCACGCCGGGTACGCTGAACCTCGCGGCGGGCGTCAACATCACGGGCAGCACGACGGTCACGATCACCGTCAATCCCGCTGATGGGCAACTCATTGTCTCGGCGTCAGGTTCGACGTCCATCACGTTCAATCTTGCGGGCAACTTGGCTGGTGCCCTGTCCGCATCTGGCAGCACGTCCTTCTCGTTCACGGTCAACAACGCCACGCTCGGCGCCATCGTCGACGCCGTGGGCGCCGCGCTCGTGCAGTTCTCAAACAGCGCCACGGTCAGGGCCACGGGCAACCTGTCGGGCGACATCACACCATTCACCGAACTGAGCCCGCAGTCCCTGTCAGCGGCGGTGTGGGAATCCCTCGCCAGCGCCTACAACGCGCCTGGCACGATGGGAGAGCTGCTGAACAGCGCGGGCGGCGGTGCCAGTCCGGCCACGATTGCCGCTGAGGTGTGGTCTACACCGCTTGAGACGCTGACGGCCGAGGAGATCATGCGCGTGCTTCTGGCGGCGCTGGCCGGTGCTCGATCTGGGCTCGGCTCGGGGACCGAGGAATACTTGGCGCAGGACGGCACCACGCCGCGCATCACGTTCAGCCCCGACGCGCAGGGCAACGGCACGCCGATCATCGATGCTACTTAGAAACCGGCTTCTCGGCGGTGCGCTGTTCGCAGGCCTGCTGTTCGGTGGCCAGCAGGTTCCTCCTGTTGAGGTGCAGGGCGGTGGCGGCAAGTCTGGCAAGTCCAAGCAGACGCGCCCGTTGTGGGTGGTTGAAGGCAGGATATTCGACAACCCTTGGGTGGCTCAGGAGTATCTGGCCACACTGCAGGCCGAGAAGGCTGCGGCAGATGCTCGGGCGCAGGCCGCCATTCGTAAGCCTGCACCGAAAACCAAGCCGCAAGCCGAGCCGAAGCGCCAGTTCTTGGTGCTGCAGCAAGAACGCATCGAAATTGACCTCGGTCGATTCTCGTACGCTGACGATCTAGCGCGAGATTCGATTGAGGCGCACATGAAACTGGCGCAAATTATCATTGACGAGCGTGATGCACAGATTGCAATGATCCTAGCGCTGGCAGTGCTAGACGATTAAGTCGGACATTCCGGCAACGGCAACCGCACGGCCGAAAACGTGCGAGTGTGAAAGAGAACCATGCCAGTAGAGATTGAAGTCACCCAGCCTGACGGCTCCAGCGAGACACCTGCACTCGACGAACTGGAGGCCCAGGATACGCGGGCAGCAGAGCCAGAGACGCCAGAACCAGCGGAAGACGCCGAAGGCGAACAGGAGCTCAAGATCACGCTCGGCGGCCAGACGCTGACCGAGCCTGAGCCAGAGGCCGAAAGGGCACCAGAGTGGGTGCGCGACCTGCGACGGTCTCACCGCGAGCTGCAGCGCAAGGTGCGCGAGTACGAGGTCCGCGAGCAGCAGACAACCCAGACCCAGAGCGCGGCCATTCCGGCGCTCGGCGCGAAGCCGAAGCTCGAAGACCACGACTATGACACCGACCGCTACGAGGCGGCGCTTGAGTCCTGGTACAAGCAGAAGGACGCCGTGGAGGTCGCCAAGCGCCAGCAGCAGCAGCAGGTCGAGGAGCAGCAGCGCACCTGGCAGGCCAAACTCGACGGCTACGCCAAGGCCAAGACCGAACTCAAGGTTCGTGACTACGATGACGCTGAGTCCACGGTGCAGGAGACGCTGAACGTGGTGCAGCAGGGCGTGGTGCTGCAGGGCGCGGAGAACCCGGCGCTGGTGGTCTACGCGCTGGGCAAGAACCCCAAGAAGGCCAAGGAACTGGCCGCCATCACTGACCCGGTGAAGTTCGCATTCGCCGTTGCAAAACTGGAGTCTCAGTTGAAAGTCACCTCTACCCGCAAGCCCCCGCCTCCCGAGCGTTCCGCGCCCGCCGGCAACGCGCCAATCTCCGGCACCACCGACAGCGTGCTGGAGCGCCTGCGCGTTGACGCCGAGCGCACGGGCGACATGACGAAGGTCATCGCCTATCGCCGCCAACAGCGAGAAAAGCAGTCTGCGCGCCGCTGATTGACACCGGGCCGGGTGTTCGTGGTACATTCGGCCCATCTGGTCTCGCCCACCTCACGGGCAGCGCACAAGACACGAGCGGCCGCCCGGCTCTGAATGGGTGAGTAGCAAAGCGCGGCGCAAGCCGTACCAAGTCACTCATCCATTTTGAGGAGCCACAAATGGCCAACAGTTTTTCCAAGGAAGAGCGCGTAGCGTTCGAGGACATCCTCGAAGGCTTCAACGACGCGCTTGTGCTGTCTCGCAACGTCTCCGTGTACCGCACCGACGGCACGATGATGGAGCGCACCAACAACGTGATCTGGCGCCCGCAGCCCTACATCGCGCAGTCCTACAACGGCATGGATCAGACGCTGAACTTCACCGAGTTCACGCAGTTGTCCGTTCCTTCCACGCTCGGCTTCCAGAAGTCGGTGCCTTGGATTATGGACGCGCTTGAGCTGCGCGACGCTCTGCAGGAAGGCCGCCTCGGCGACGCCGCCAAGCAGAAGCTGGCCTCTGACGTCAACCTCGCCGTCATGAACGTCGCCGCGAACCTGGGTTCGCTGGTGGTCCGCACCACGGCCTCGGCCGGCAGCTACGATGACGTGGCTGCGTGCGACACGATCATGAACGAGCAGGGCGTGCAGATGTTCGACCGCTACCTGGCGCTGTCGAGCCGCGACTACAACGGCATGGCCGGCAATCTGGCCGTGGCGACGCGCTCGTTCGGCAACCAGATCAGCGACGAGGCATATCGTCGCGGCTTCGTCGGCACTGTGGCTGGTTTCCAGACGTACAAGTTTGACTACGCCAACCGCATCCGTGGAGCCACTGGCGCCGATCCCACGATCGACACCCAGGCCGCAGCCGGCAACTACTGGGTGCCGGTGGCCACCAGCGTGGCCGCTACCGGCGAGTCCGCCAACGTGGACAACCGCTTCCAGACCGTGACGGTGAACTCGACTGCCAACCTGTTGGCCGGCGACGCGATCACCATCGACGGCGTGGTGGCTGTGCATCACATCACCAAGCAGTCCACTGGCGAACTCAAGACCTTCCGCGTGGTTCAGGTTCTGACCGGCACCACCTGCGTCATCACCCCGCCGATCATCTCGGCTCAGGGTGGCACGGACGCAGAACTGCAGTACCAGAACGTCATCGTCACGCCCAGCGCCGCCGCCACGGTGGACCGTCTGAACGTGGATGCCGCTCCGATCAACTGCTTCTGGCAGAAGGACGCGCTGGAACTCCTGCCGGGACGCTACGCAGTGCCTGCTGACGCTGGTGCCGCAGTCATGCGTGCCTCCACCGACCAGGGCATTGAGCTGGTAATGCAGAAGCAGTACGACGTCAACACCATGAAGACCAAGTACCGCCTCGACTGCCTGTTCGGCGTGGTGAACAAGCAGCCCGAGATGAGCGGCATCCTGCTCTTCGGGCAGACCCCCTGATGACGCACCGGGCCGGGTAATACCGGCCCGATTCGCAACAGCAATCCAAGGAGTTTTCCATCATGTCCAATTCAGTCATCGCGCTGCAGGGAACCGCAGAAGTTGTCGTTCCCGCGAACGAAAGCATCGCTCTTCAGAGCATCACCCAGACCCAAGTCTTCAAGGTTGTCGGGTTCCCGAACTACCCGGAACAGAACGATCTGGAAAGCACGTTCACCGGCTACAAGCTGCTCGGTCCGTACACCGCAGAAACCACGCTCATCATCAATGCTGGCGCGGCTTCGGTGGAGTATCAGATCGGCGTCGCTCCGGTGGTGTTCGGTTCGAACTACCAAGGCACTCCCACCACGCAGAACTCGGCCGCAACGCTGACGACTGCAAAGGTGATGTCTGGCATCATCACCACCACTCAGGCAACCGGCGCGACCATCGCCGTGCTGCTGCCGAACGGTGCTGACATGGAACTGGCTGCCCAGTTCGATGTGGGTGATTTCTTCGACTGGGTTCTTGTCAACCTTTCGACTGGCGCCAACACCGTGACGATCACCAACGCTGCGTCTGGCAACAACATCAACGGCGCCGCCATCGTTGCCGTGAGCACCAGCGCTCAGTTCCGCACCTACAAGACGGCGGCCAACACCTTCGCCACCTATCGCATCTGATACTGAAGGCGATCAAGTGCATCGCGGGCGGTAAGGGTTGGGAGTTCCCGGCCGCCGCCCGCGTTTTCACATCTGGAGCACATCATGCCACTGACCAAGGGTTACTCGAAAGCCAGCGTGTCGAAGAACATCTCCAAGGAGATGAAGGCCGGCATGCCGCAAAAGCAGGCCGTGGCCGTGGCATTGAACACCGCACGCACCGCTGCCAAGAAGGCTGGCAAGCCGAGCAAGGGCCCTGGCCCAGCGCCGAAGCGGGGCATGAAATGAAGATGCCTGCTGGGCTGTACGCCAACATCGCCGCTAAACGCGAGCGCATCGAGCGCCAGAAGGCAGCGGGCAAGACGCCTGAGCGCATGCGCAAGCCTGGCGCGAAGGGCGCGCCGACAGCAGAGGCCTTCCGCGAATCAGCCAAGACGGCCAAGAAGAAATGACCACGCAGCAGTTCCCCGCGCTTGTCTTCCGCAGCCCAGGCCCGCATCGGCACTCGTCTGGCGGTGCGTATCGCTTCGCCCAGGTGAACGATGCCGCCGAGCTGGCCGAGATGCTGGCGCAGGGCTACCACGCCAACGTCCGTGCCGCTATCGTGGCGTGCGGCGAGCGTGCGTTCAAGCACGGCCTGACCAGCATGCAGATGCGCAAGGTGCCTGTCTCGAAGCTGCTGGCGCGGCTGAAAGCCAGACTGGCAGAAGACGCCATCCCGGCAACTGCGGTGGAGGTCGAGGAGCCCGCGGCACCGCCTGCCGATGACGCACCGGCAACCCGCGCCGAGATGCTGCAGCAGGCCGAGATCCTGGGCATCAAGCCCGACAAGCGCTGGTCTGATGCCACGCTGATGGCCAAGATCAGCGCGGCCATGAACCCGATCTGACGGAGCAACAGATGGGCTACACCAAGCGGCAATTCATCCTCGCGGCGTTCGAGGAGATCGGCCTGGCCGCGTACACCTTCGACCTGCAGCCCGATCAACTGGAGTCTGCCCGGCGCCGCCTAGACGCCATGATTGCCGACTGGAACGGCAAGGGCATCCGCCTCGGCTACCCGATCCCGTCGAGCCCGCAGGACGGCAGCATCGACGAAGAGACAAACGTGCCAGACTCGGCCTACGAGGCCATTATCTGCAGCCTGGGCATCCGCCTAGCGCCGAGCTACGGCAAGCAGGTCATGCCCATGACGATGGCCACCGCCAAGCAGGGCTATGACACGCTGCTGCAGCGCGCCACGTTCCCGCTGGAGCAGCAGATGCCCAGCACGATGCCGTCGGGTGCTGGCAACAAGCCCTGGCGCGTGTACGACAATCCGTTCCTACGGCCGCCCGTCAATCCGGTGCAAGTCGGCCCTGACGGCCCGCTCGAACTCAACTGACGCGCATCGCGCAACGAGGCACACATGGCACTCATCTATCAACTGCCGCTGCTGTCGCAGGCATCACCCGGTGACCAGTTGGCGGTCTACGCACCGAACACGGGCGACGCTCGCCGCTTGCCGATGTCGGCGCTGCTGGCCTACTTCCAGCAGCAGTTCGCCGCGCCCACGGTGGCAACCAACCTCTACACGCCGGGCACCGGGTTCAACATCGCGCTGCCCACGCCTGTAGCGCAGGCGCAGTGGGCCGTCATCCAGCCTGCTGGCACGCTGGCCACCGGCACCGTGACCCTGCCGCTGAACACCCTGACGCCCGATGGCACCGAGGTTCTCATCACCACCACGCAGCAAATCACAGCGTTCACGCTGGCGCTCAACGGCGCGGCGGCTGGGTTCGGTGACCCCACCACGCTGGCGGCAGAGGATTTCTTCCGCATGAGGTTCTACCAGGCCACGAACTCCTGGTATCGCATCGCCTGACCTACTGAGGATCATCATGTCGTCCACCATTGAAAGTTTCTGCCCAGCCTACGGCACGGGCCTTGTCGTCTCGCCTGGCGTGGCCTCTGCATCCAGCACACTTACGACGGCCGACGAGGGCGTGGTCATCACGAACCTGAGCACCACCGTGCTGACCTACGTGCGCGTGGGCGAGGGCACGCAGACGGCCACCACGGCCGATTTCCCGCTGCCGCCTAGCGCGCAGGTCAGCCTCAGCAAGGGCAAGACCGAGCGCACGGTGGCGTACATCGCGCCGGCTGGTGGCGGGTCTATCCACATCATCTCTGGCCGGGGCCTGCGTTGATATGGCCAAGTCGCCCGCCTGGACCCGCAAGGAGGGCCAGAACCCCAAGGGTGGCTTGAACGCCAAGGGGCGGGCGTCTGCGAAGGCGCAGGGCATGAATCTGAAGCCGCCGGCACCCAACCCCAAGAACGAGAAAGACGCGGCGCGGCGCAAGTCGTTCTGCGCTCGCATGGGTGGCATGCCTGGGCCGATGAAGGACGAGAAGGGCAAGCCTACCCGCAAGGCGCTGGCGCTGAAGGCCTGGAACTGCTGACATGCAAATCCCCATCCTGAGCGGCATCTACACCGACAACGGGCCGGACATTCGGACCTCGTACCCGGTGAACATGGTGCCGACGCCCGTGCCGTCTGGCATCAGCGATTCCTTCCTGCGGCCTGGTGATGGCATCGTGGCCAACGGCACCGGGCCGGGCATCGACCGTGGCGGCATCGAGTGGAATGGCATTGTCTACCGCGTGATGGGCAGCAAACTCGTCACGGTCAGCAGCACCGGAGCCGTAACCATCCTGGGTGATGTGGGCACCGACGGCCAGTTGGTGACGCTGGACTACAGCTTCGATCTGCTGGGCATCGCGTCCGCTGGGAATCTCTGGTTCTGGAATCCGACCACAAGCGTGCTGGCGCAGAACGTGGATCCCGATCTCGGCACGGTGGTCGATATGTGCTGGGTCGATGGCTACTGGATGACCACTGACGGCGAGTTCCTGGTGGTCACGGAGTTGTCGAACCCGTTTGCCGTGAACCCGCTGAAGTATGGCTCCAGCGAGGCCGACCCCGACCCTGTGGTGGCGCTGGTCAAGCTGCGCAACGAGGTCTACGCGATCAACACGCACACCATTGAAGTGTTCGACAACGTGGGCGGCGACCTGTTCCCGTTCGCTCGCATTGACGGCGCGCAAGTCCAGAAGGGCGCCATCGGCACCTTCGCGGCCTGCGTGTTCCAGGAGCAGATCGCGTTCCTCGGTCAAGGCCGCAACGAGGAGCCTGGCATCTACTTAGGTGCCAACGCCACGGCCACCAAGATCAGCACCGATGAGGTCGACCGCATCCTGGCGACCTACACCGACGCGCAACTGGCGCAGGTCAAGCTTGAGGCCCGCAACGACAAGGCGCACCAGCACCTGTATGTGCATCTGCCGGACCGCACGCTGGTCTTCGATGCGTCAGCCAGCGAGGCCGTCAAGCAGTTCATCTGGTTCACGCTGACCACCACTACGGTGGGCTTTGCACAGTACCGTGCGCGCAATCTGGTCTGGGCCTACAACCGATGGCTGGTGGGCGACCCGCAGTCAAGCGCCATTGGCTACCTGACGGGCCTGACCGGCCAGCACTGGGGCCAGACGGTGCGCTGGGAGTTCGGGACAGCCATCGTCTACAACGAGTCGAAGAGCGTAATCTTCCACGACATCGAACTCGTCTCTCTCACGGGCCGCGTGGCGGTCGGCGTCAACCCGCAGATCAGCACCTCGTACAGCCTCGACGGGCAAGCCTGGAGCCAGGACAAGTTCATCACGGTGGGCACCACGGGCGCCACCACCAAGCGCCTGGTGTGGTTCCGGCAGGGCGCGATGCGCAACTTCCGCATGCAGCGGTTCCGTGGCGACTCTGACGCGCATCTGTCGTTCATCCGCCTTGAGGCGCGGCTAGAGCCGACGATGTACTGACATGGCCACCTCGTCACGCCTGAACCTCACGCGGGACCAACTCGCGTCGTTTCTGCAGGATCATGAGCAGATCAGGCAGTTTGAGCGGCTGTTTGCTCTGGTAGACGAACTGCGGCCAACGACGCTGAATGACATCGCGATCACGGCCGGCAATGCAGATCAGAAGGCCGTTGAGGCTCTCGATGCTGTGGCCACGCTGGCGCAGGATGTGGCCATTCAGAGCACGACGGCGGATCAGAAGGCTATAGAAGCACTCAACCTGATCGCACAGGTTGAACAAGAGGCATCGGTCAATTCAAGCTCCGCCAACCAGAAAGCCATTGAGGCGCTGGATGCTGTGGCCACGCTGGCGCAGGATGTGGCGTTCCAGGCTGACACCAAGGCGCAGCAGGCGCTGGACGCTATTTCGCAGTTAAGCGGGTTGGTCGAGTTGCTGGCCACGGCGCCGCCCGAGCGCGAGTTCAAGCGCTCTCGGTATGGATCGTTTTACAGCACTGCCACGCAAACCGCGACGGTTATCAACACGGCCAAGGAAGTAACGCTGAACACCACGGACCTGTCATCCGGCGTGTTCCTGAGCGGTTCCCCGCAGTCGCGCATCAACGTGGATACGGACGGCATTTACAACCTGCAACTGTCCATCCAACTTGACAAGACGAGTGGCGGAACTGCCGAGTTCTACATCTGGTTTCGCAAGAATGGTGTGGACGTCACTGACTCTGCCAGTCAGATCAGAATACAGGGCAACAACGCCGAGATTTTCTCGGCCCTGAACTACTTTTTCAGCCTCAAGGCCGGCGATTACGTCGAGATCATGTTTTCGGTGAGCGACCTGTCGGTGGAACTGCTGGCTGTGCCCGCCGCTGCTCCGCATCCCGGCATCCCATCTATCATCGTCACCGTGTCCAACAACATCCAGGGGTTCCAATGACCGTCACCGTCAAAGTCCTCGTCCCTCCCAAGCAGATGGAGGCCACGCAGACCACGCAGTACACCGCGACCAACGCCAAGGCCATCATTGACAAGGCCACGGTGACGAACACGGACACGGTGAACCGCACGTTCAGCGTGAACCTCGTCACCTCGGGTGGCTCGGCTGGCAACGCCAACCTTGTCATTGACGACCGCACCGTGGTGCCTGGTGAGACTTACCTGTGCCAGGAACTGGTGGGCCAGGCGCTGGAGTCGGGCTCGTTCATCTCAACCATCGCCAGCAATGCCACGGCGCTCACGCTGCGTGTCAGCGGCAGGGAGATCACCTGATGGACTACGCCAAGGCACCCAAGATGATGATCTTCGGCGGCATCCCCGACGAGGAGCCGTTCATCACCACCAGCGAGAACCGCGAAAACACGCGCATCGCTATCCGCGACTGGATGCTCGGGCCTGAGAAACCCAGCAACGAGCGCGGCGCGAACAAGGTCTACTGGGTGGCGCTTGGCAAGGCCATGCACGTCAACGAGGCCGAGGCGCGGCGCAGGCGGTGCTCGAACTGCGAGTACTACGACAACAGCGAGGACGCGCAGCTCAAGATGGACCGCATCCCATGGAATGATTGGGACGTCGGCGCGGGCTTCCGTGGCTACTGCGAGAAGCTCGAATTCGTCTGCCACGACCTGCGCGCCTGCCAAGCCTGGGAAGAGCGCGAAGAAGAGGAAGATTGACCCATGCGCGGGAAGGCATAGAATGCGCGTGCCGAGTTCATGGCTACCGGCGGCCTCTGAGGACGCCATGACCTATAGCCTGCGCACGCACTTCGACTCGCTCATGCTGCCAGCGGCAGCCGCTGAGTGGTTGCTGATGCTATGGGAGTCCATCCAGGCGTTTGACGATTACGCCGATGGCGATCCTGTCAAGCGCGAGGTGCTCGACGCCCTGATCTGGAACACCCTGGTGGCCATGCCCCAGAACTCGTTCTTCTCGCAGCACGCGGCCGAGTTGTCGACGCTGCTGGGCTCGATGGTGCTGAAGTGGCAAGCCTCTGACCGCGTGGAGCGCGAGGGCGGCGCATCGGCTCAGTCCTACGTCTGGCGGGCCGGCTACTACGAGCTGGTGCTGGCCGCTGTGCGCCTGTGCCATGGCCCAGCGGCGGCTGCGTCGGTGGCTCATAAGGTGTTGGGCATGTACGGCGAGAAGTTCGACGCATACCTGACCGAGTTCAACAAAGGAGGCAGCGATGCCTAATCCCGTAGTAGCGATTGCAAGCAGCGCCGTTCTCGGCTCTGTCACGCAATCCCGCGCTGCCAGCAAGGCCGCAGGCGCACAGGAGCGTGCCGCCGAGATGGGCGTCGAGGAGCAGCGCCGGCAGTTCGACGAGATCCAGAAGCTCCTGGCTCCGTATGTGGGTGCCGGACAGCAAGCCATCAGCGGCTTCCAGCCCTTCCAGCAGGCAGGGGCTCAGGCATTCGAGCAGCAGCAGGCCCTGGCGGGCTTGCGCGGACCAGAGGCACAGCAGGCGGCCATTGCACAGATCGAGCAGAGTCCGTTCCTCCAGGCCCAGGTGCGCCAGGGCGAAGAGGCGATGCTGCAGCGCGCATCGGCCACGGGCGGCCTGCGTGGTGGCAACATCCAGGCGGCGCTGGCGCAGTTCAGGCCGCAAATGCTCCAGCAGGCCATTGAGCAGCAATACGGTCGCCTCGGCGGCTTTGTCGGCACCGGCCTGGGCGTGACTGAGGCGCTATACCGTGGCGGCCAGGCGTCGGCTGCTGGTCAGGCGTCGGCGGCCGGCACGATGGGCAGCAACGTGGCCAATCTGCTGCAACAGCAGGGCGCGGCACAGGCTGGCGGTGCGCTTGGTCGCGGCGCTGCGTTTGGTCAGTTGTTCCAGGTGCCTGGGCAGTTGGCTGGCTACCAGATGGCCACCGGCCGCAACATGTTCGGCAATTTGTTCGGTGGCGCCAGTCCTGCGCTCACGCCCGTCGAGCCTGGAATCAGCGGCTTGCCGTCCTACGCTGTCATGCCGCCCCCTGGAGGTTAAGTCATGGTTCAGCCGTTCAACTACGTCATCCCCCAGGCAGACCCGTTTGCTGGGGTGCTGCAGGGCCTGAAGCTCGGGGCGTCAGTCCAGCAGATGGAGGCTGCGCGGGAGCAGCAGGCCATGCAGGCTGCGGCGCAGCAGCAGGCCATGGCCCTGAAGGCCGCGCAAGAGCAAGAAATTCAGGCCAAACTTGCAGCCCAGAATCGTCTGGCAACGGCCGCCGACTCTCTGTTGGGGAAGATTCGCGGAGGGATGGCGACGGAATCTGACTTTGCGGAATATCGCCTCATCGCACCGAAGGATCAGTCAGAAGCGGCCGCGAAGGTATTTGAGGGCATGAGCAAAACGCAGCAGCAAAACGCTCTGAGCTTTGGCACACAAGTCATGGCCGCGCTTGGCAGCAAAGACCCGCAGATCGGCATTGCTATGCTTGAGGAGCGCGAAGCAGCAGAGCGCGAGAAAAACCCTCAGATGGCGCAGGCGTGGGGGACGGTTGCCAAGCTGGCGAAGCTGGACCCGGCCAATGGCATCTTCGCAGCAGGCGCCGCTATGGCTGGCCTGCCTGGCAGCAAGGAAGCGATTGAGGGATGGCAGAAGACTCAGGAAGAGCGCAGGGCACGGGCGTTGGAGCCATTTAAGGTGCGCGAGCAAACGGCATCGACTCTTATCAAGGAGGCCGAGGCAAAGTTTGCACCCGACAAACTCGGCGCCGAACTGAAACTGACAGACGCTCAGATTGAGCAAGCGAAGGCGGCACGGCGCGCATCTGACGCCGCTGCCGCAAAGTCCGGTGCGGATGCCGTTCGGGCTCGCGCAGAGGCGAATCAACTTTCTGCCGGCATCATCCCGGCGGAAAAGCGCCCAGAGGCCGAGAGCAAGTTCCGCAGGGAATACAGCGACCAGACGAAGGGATACCAAGAGGTCAAGTCGGCCTATGGCCGCGTCCTGGCGTCTGAGGATACTGCCGTCGGCGATCTTTCGCTGATCTTCGGCTACATGAAGATGCTGGACCCCGGCTCTGTGGTGCGCGAGGGCGAATTCGCAACGGCACAAAACGCGGCCGGCGTGCCTGAGCGAATCCAGAACATCTACAACCGCGTCGTCAGCGGGCAGAGGCTTTCGCCTTCGCAGCGTTCATCGTTCAAGGGCCAAGCTGGCAAGCTGTACGAAACGGCACAGACGCAAGAGGGCCAGGTGCGCCAAGGCATCGAGCGCATTGCCAAGGGCTACGGACTGAACACGGCCAATATCTTCTACACCCCAGCGGAAGTAATGCCCACGGCTCCTGGGCAGCCAAAACCGGCTGCGCCTCCGCCGCGAACTGGAGCCCAACCTGCTGCTGGTCAGCGCAACGTGACGGTGGACTTCTAACATGCCGTACTCCATCACCACCAAAGACGGCATCACGATTCAGAACATCCCGGACGATGTTGCGCCGGATGCTCCAGAACTGAAGGCGCGTGTCGCTCAGATTCGTGCAGCTGGTGGTGCGCAGGCTGTGGAGCCGGCAAAGCCAGAGACGACGACCGCTGGCGTAGTGGGTGCCATCACTCGCGGCGCGGCGCTGCCGTTGGCTGGTGCAACAGTTGGCGGACTTGTTGCTGGACCGCCTGGCGCACTTGCCGGCGGCGCGGCTGGGGTGCTGGCTCCGTTGATTGGCGACCCCATCGTGGGCACCGTCAACCGGATGCTGGGCACCAAGTACACGATGCCGACGCAGGCCATGGAAGACCTGCTGACGCGCATCGGCGTAGCGCAACCGAAGACGGAGGCGGAGCGCATCGTTCAGGCCACGTCCGCAGGCGCTGCGGGCGCTGGAGGCATGGCTGCGCTGGGACGCACAGTTCAAACCCTGGCGGGCCAGGCGTCCCCGGTGACGCGTGAAGTGGGCCGCATGCTGGCAACTCAACCAACCACGCAAGTTGCTGGTGGCGCAGGCGCAGGCCTGGCAGGCCAGGCGGCGCAGGAAGCAGGAGCTGGGCCTCTAGGGCAGATCGGAGCTAGTTTGGTGGGAGGCGTAGCCGGCGCTGCCGCAGTACCACGGCGCACCCCTATGCCTCGCGTCGCTGGTACGGTGGAAGAGGCCACACAGCGTGGCATTCCTGTGCTGACATCTGATGTGATGCCGCCCGAGACATTCATGGGCAAGGCTGCGCAGCGCGTTGGTGAGCGCATCCCACTGGTCGGCACTGGCCCGACACGGGCAGCCCAGCAACGAGCCAGGATTGAAGCCACACGCGATTTGCTGCGGCAGTATGGCGCCGAGGATGTGGCGAACGTCAGCGATGACGTCATGCGCGATCTGGCCAACAAGCGGGCGGCAGACCTCAACAAGTATTCAAGCCTGAAGAACGAGGTGATCGACAGGCTGGATGCGGCTGGCCCAGTGCCGGTGCCATCAGCCACACAGGCGATTGATGCCAAAGTAGCAGAGCTGCAAGGCCTTCGGTCTGAGCAATACACGCCGATCATCAACGTGCTGCAAGACTGGAAGGCAAGTCTTCAGAACCAAGGTCTCAGCAACGTTGAAACCTTGCGCAAGCAGATTGGTGAGGCGTTCTCTGCGCCTGAACTGGCGTCAATTCGCACTGCCGGGGAGAAGGCGCTGTCCAGCGTCTATGGACCGCTGAAGCAGGACATGGAGGCCTTCATCACAGCCACTGGCCAGCGCCGTGACGTGACGAAGTGGAAGCTGTCAAACAAGCGGCTGGCTGATCTTGCAGGCGAGCTGGACATGGGCGCGCTCAAGTCTGTTCTGCGCTCTGGTGACGTCACGCCTGAAGTGGTAGATCGTCTGCTATTCAGCAAGAAGCCAAGCGAGGTGAGCCAGCTTTACTCTGGCCTGACGCAGAGCGGACGCTCCAACGCCAGAACGGCCATCTTGTCGCGTGCTGCCGAGAAGTCCTACTACCAGCTTGAGGACGGTACTCGCATGTTCAGCCCCGAGAAGTTCAACGCTGAAATCAAGCGGCTCCAGCCTCAGATCGGCGCGTTCTTCCGTGGCGATGATCTGAAGCAGGTCGAAGGCCTTTCTCGCGCCCTGACGCTGACGCGCAGAGCTGGCGAGGCTGGCGTGGCCACTGCTACCGGACAGGAGGCTGTGCCATTTGTGGCTGGCGGCGTGCTGGCCGATCTGCTGGGCACGATGGGCGCGACCATCGCGGCGGCTGGTGGCATCGGAGCTACGGCCCGCCTGTATGAGTCTGCACCAGTGCGCAATCTGATGATCCAATTAGGACGCACGGCCCCAGGCAGCGCAGAACAGGCTGCACTCGCCAAGCGTCTAACATCCGTCATCCAAACACAATCCGAGGCGCTGCAAGGCGCCGAAGAGAATCGTCCCCGACTGATTCTTGACTGATCACCCCAGGAGCCCCAACCATGACCGCGCTCTCCATCCAGCCCACGTTTCCGATCTTCACCGACATCGACGGCCAGCCGCTCGAAGCCGGGTACATCTTCATCGGTGTGGCCAATCTTGCGCCCATCGGCAACCCGATCAACGTCTACTGGGACGCGGCGCTGACGCTGGCCGCAGTGCAGCCGATTCGTACCATCGGCGGCTACCCGGTCAACGCTGGCACGCCGGCTCGGCTGTACGTCAATTCCGACTACTCGATCCAGGTGCAAAACCGCAATGGCAGCGTGGTGTACTCGGCGCCTGCTGCTACGGAGCGGCTGTCGGATGTGGTGGTCGGTGGTGTTGATGGCACTGAAGTTACATTCCTTGCTGCCGGTACTGGCGCTGTGCTGACCAACATGCAGCAGAAAGCCAGACAGATCGTCAGCGCCTTTGACTTTATGTCTGCAGCCGAGATCGCTGGGGTCAAGGCAGGAACAGAGCTGCTGGCAGTCAACATAAAACTGCAGGCCGCCATTGATGCACTTGATATTGCTGGAGGTGGTGCACTGTATCTGCCGGCTGGCGTCTATCGCCTGACCAGCCCATTGCTGGTGCCGTATGGCGTGTCAATTTATGGTGAAGGCGGCTCTGTCACGACTCTGTCGTGCTTGAACTGTGACGGCCTCAATTTTGACTCAGGCTCGTATGACGGTGGCGACATGTTCTACGCCGACTTTGCAATTCGTGGAGCATCTGGAAGCAGCGGCAACTGGGCTGCAGTAGTCAGCATCCTGCCTTCTGGCGGCACGTTTGGTAATGATTCTCGTGACGGTTTGTACTTCCACCGTCTGCGCATTTATGACATCAACCAGGCATTTATTTTGAATGCCACATGGGAATCTCACATAAACGAGTGTCGAGTGTTCCGATGCAATATGGCCGTATCGCTTGGAAATTATGCAATGGTGATTCGCATCACAGATTGCAACTTCACTTACGAAGGAGGATTTCCAACTGGTACTGCCAATCGTCGAGGTGTTGAGTTGCTGGGGCCTGTTACTGAAGGCGCTTTTATCCGTGGATGTCAAATTTACGGATATCAAACTTCGCTTCACATTGTTCAATCTATATACACTATCTTCAATGATAACGATACGTTTGGCACTGTGTACGGCATCAATATTGCGGGCGCTGCAAACACCGGCATGAGCATTCAAAATAACTATTTTGAAATCAGCGCAAATAATGCCATTGGTATTAATGGAGCTGTTCAAGGCTCTGAAATATCCAACCTCGTCGAAATTGTCAACAACGTATTCATCACTGGATCAGGAACTGGCACTCGCGGCATCGTAATTGGAGACCCTGCCGGCACATTCCAGTGGAACTGGCGTATTCGTGACAATTACTTCTTGGGTCTGCAAACTGCCGATATTCAAGTTTACAACGCACGAAATATTATTATCGAAGGAAACCGTTTTGATTCGACAGTACCAGTCTACAACATTGTGTTCGGTGGTGGCTCAGCTTCATACAACTCCAACTATGTAATCCACAACCGGATTGCTGTTGCAATTCTTGCAGATGCCGCTGACGTTGCTGCTGGCCGAATCATTATCCGTGAAAACCTGATTGCTGGCACACAGACCTTCGGAGCCGTGTGGGCTACCAGCGGCAAGATCGATGGTAATATCATCGGCAGCGTGACACCTGCTGCCGGGTCATTCACAGACCTCAAAGCTGTCAACAAAGCATTTAGCGGATATGGTTTTCAATACACAAATTCTGGCTCTAGTTTTGAACTTGACTATGTGCTGTCCGATAGGTCGCTTCATCTTGTGACGTGCTACTTGGAGGAAGGTACTAATCTCCAACGTGGTCCTGGCGTCTACATCATTGTGCGTCAAGGTACATCGACAACAGTCACCACGATCACAGCCTTTGCCGGCATGACTGTGACGGTCACTGCTGGTTACAAAATCAACTTTAACAATGCGACAGGAGTTAATGGGATTATCTTTGCCAGCGCATTGAAAACACTAGTCTAAAGGAGAAAACATCATGAACCTTCAAATCAAGAACCTAAAGCGCCATTCTGAAACTGGTGTTGTGCAGTCCATTGCGTGGACTGCATCAAAGTACAGCGATGATGGCAAAGTCAGAGTGGAGACGCAGGGAGAGCAAGTCTTGACTCCAAAGTCTCCAGATGATCCGACATTCATCAAGTATTTTGAAATCTCTGAAGCCATTGCAGAGCAATGGCTGCGTGAGTCTATGCAGGACTCTGGTATCAAGCTGCTTGATGAGTATCTTGATGCTGTTCTGCAGCAGAAGATCAAGCCTCAATCAGAAGATGGGTCGCCTTGGGAAAAAGAGTTAGAAGCCGTTCGTGCTTTGACTACTGAGGCTCCTGCCGTCACGCGCAGAACTCGCTTCCCAACTGTGCAGTCTACATGATGCCTAGAGAAGGCATTTGATGACGGAGACAGAAACGATGCTGCAGGAACAACAGGATGGCATTGATCTGGTTAAGTACGGCGTACTTTGGCAGAAGGTCCAGGACATGGACAAGAAGGTCGATAAGATGGAGCGCAACGTCGAGGAGTTGCTGGCCTTGGCCAACAAGGGCAAGGGCGGCTTCTGGATTGGCATGACCATCGCGTCTGCGTTCGGCGGCGTCGTGTCTTGGGTCGTAAGTCATTGGCCGGGCAAATGAACTTCGACACCGCGTTTGCGCTGCTGCTCGGCCACGAAAGCGACTTCAGCGATCACCCGGCAGACCCCGGCGGCAAGACCCGCTTCGGCGTCACCGAGGCGGTGGCCCGCGAGGTCGGCTACAAGGGTGACATGCGCGAGTTGCCGCTGGATCTGGCCAAGCGGATCTACCTTGAGCGGTACTGGAAGCCGATCCGCGCTGACGATCTGCCGCCAGGCATCCGCTACGCGGTCTTCGATGGCGCCGTGAACTCGGGCCCGCGTCAAGCCACGTTGTGGCTGCAGCGGGCGCTGGGTGTGGAAGCTGACGGCATCATCGGCCCCAAGACGCTGGCCGCAGCGTATGCGCAGGACATGAACGCGTTGCGGTTGCGGGTGCTGGCGCAGCGCCTGCGCTTCATGACCGGCCTGACGAACTGGCCGGCCTTCTCACGCGGCTGGGCTCGCCGTATTGCCGACCTGATGGAAACATGACGTGAATCCGCTGATCCTCGGCCCGATCCTTGAGATCGGCAAGACGCTGCTGGATCGGTTTGTGCCTGACCCGGCGCAGAAGCAAGCCGCTGAGATGGAGCTTGTGCGGATGGCCGCGCAGGGTGAACTGCAGCAGACCATCGCACAGCTTGAAATCAACGCCCGCGAGGCCAGTCACGCCAGCGTGTTCGTGGCCGGCTGGCGCCCGTTTTTCGGGTGGGCCGGTGGTGCAGGATTCATCTACGCCACGATCCTGCAGCCGCTGCTGGCTTGGCTGGCAGCTATCAAGGGCTGGCCCACACCACCCACGCTGAACCTTGATCTGCTGTGGGTCGTCATCACCGGCATGTTGGGGATTGGCGGGCTTCGCACGGTGGAGAAGTTCAAGGGCGTGACGAAATAGCCGCCTCGCGCTCACCAAGCGGGGTCTGTAGCAGCAGCGGCCCAGCGGTGTAGACCCACCGGAACTTGGTTCGCACTGTCGGGTCGGCGCGCTTGGTGCGGGTGACCCAGCCTGCTTGCTCGGCATAGCGCAAGGATGCGCTCACGTTGTTGGGCTTCATGTCCCACTTGATGCCGACGTCGTGGGTTGTCAACTCTTCTTCGGGATTGCGGGCAAAGAAAACCGCCACGTGGGTGACGATGCTCATGTGTTCTCCTTGATCCCATGCGCGGTCTCGACCGCTCGGGCAAATTCCCGGTGCTCCCAGTCTGCGTTCATAGGCTCACGCCATAGGCGATCAAGCTCCTCGTCGCTCAGGGGCTCCTGCACCGTCTGCTCCAGCGCGGCGTCAATCTCCCGCTTCCAGTACGCACCATCGCTGTCCGGTATGTCCAGCGCATCCCACTGCCGAATGCGCTTCAGAAGATCGCGTAGATGGGTTGCCTCTTGCGGCTGCTCCGGCTGCTCCAGCGCGGCGCGGAGGTTAATCGCGGCATGTCTTCCGACTTGGGATGCCACGGGCGGCGCCAGCGACTGCCAGCCGTTCAATTCCTCCAACGCCTCCAGCGCTTGACGCGCAGCGTCTCTCAGGTCACTCATACCAACACCCCCACCGCAAGCGCAATCGCACCGACAAGCACAACAACGCTTAGACCGAGCAGCACCAGCCTGCCCAAGGACTCCACGGCGTCGTCATCAACGCCGACCTCGGTTGCCGCCTCAGCGGCTTCGGGATACCGGCCTTGATAGTCACAGCCCTTGGGCATCTTGCTCATGCGGCCTCCCCGGCCAGCGTGGCCTTCAGGCGCTCGATGCGGTTCTGGTGGTACGTCACCATTGCCTCGGCGTATTCGCGGGCGCTGTGAGCCTCCAGCAGGCTGCGGTGGGCTTGGTCGAGTTCGCGCTGCATGAGTTCAGCGTGGCTGATGTTGCCGCACAGGCGGCGGATGTGGTCGCGGATCATTGGTGGACTCCTGAGATGGCGCCAACGCGGCGCGCGTAATGCCAGATGCTGGGGGCCTGCTCGATGGCCCGTTGCAGGGCTACCGAGTCAGGCTCGGGCGGCGGTGGTGGCGGTGCGATGCGCCAGCGTGCCCAGCGGCCGCGGCTGGACGGCACGATCAGGCCGGCTTGGTGCAGATGGTGCAGGTAGGTTTTGGCCGTGGCAGCTTCGCATCCAAGGCGATAGGCGATGTCGGCCATGGCTACCGGCTGGCGCTCGCGGATGATGGCCAGGGTTGCGGCTACGCGGGGACGGAGGGGGGTCATGCGGTCCTCGCTTTCAGCATGGAGTCGGCCAAGATGTACGCTTGCCGCGCAATACTGCCGACTTTCTCCGGGCTGGGATCGCTGTCTCTGGCAACGATCCCTTGCATCGCCTTGGCCGCGAAGTAATCGCGCATGGTCATGCCAAACATATCCGAAGCGTCATCCGGCACTGGGAATGCAGGCCCACCCGTCTTGCCCACCGACATCAGCAGCGTCCCGTCCTGGTCTCTCAGTTCCATTACTTCTTCCCTCCCGCCTTGTGGGCCAACTCACACTTGAGATACCCGGCAAAGAACGCCTCGGCTATTTCCCAAGACGAGAACCGCTGAATGCAGATGTCTTTGGCAAACACTTTGTTGTCTGGCGCGGCGTACAGGTATATCTCGCCGCCCGTGTAGTGCGGCCCGTGTTCGCGCAGTTCAAACCCGCATTCCGTGGCGAGTAAAAAACAGGCGTCAATCCTGTTCTTGAGTTGAAACGGTGTCATTCATCCCTCCCGTTCAAATCGGCGCACACCTGCTCTGCGCTGCTGCGCGTCAGGCAATCGGCCACCACGGCGGCTGACCCGTCCAGGCCAGCCAAACGGCGCACGACAAGCCAGCGGTCGCCGGCCTGCTGCACCCGGTAAAGGCGCTGCGGCACCACGGTTTCGGCGGTATCAGATCGGGTCATCTGCGCCTCCTTGGTCTGCTGCAGGCTCCTGGGCGGCACGAATCTGGCCGGCACGAACTTGGGCCGCGTCCATGGCCTCGGCGCGGGCTTCACGGTCCAGCGTGCGGATGGATGCGCGCAGGGCGTTGAGTTCGTCGATGGTCTGCGCGGCGTCGATCTGGCGCATGACATGGGGGAAGTCTGCGACCTCGACCACCGGCCCCATGTCGCGCTGGACGGGTGCCGGTGCGTGGCCGGCGTCTTCGGCCTCCTCGGGCGTGTAGGTGCCGACCACCACGCCGGGGAACACGGTGCGGATGCCCTCGGAAACGCACCGGGCGCGCAGCATCTGGCGCGGGTAGCTTTTCCATGTCGGGTTTTTGGTCAGGCCGGCAGCCGTGGCCATGTCCAGCGTCCAATCAACCTCCACGCTGCCGCCTTGCGGGTGCGAGAACGTGCCGACCACGCGCCGGTCGGTGTACTCGCCCCAGCGCACGCTGCCGCCTGCCGAATGGAAGCGGGCCAGCATGGCGTCGGCCTTGAGCGTGGGCCTGCCGTTGATGACATGGTAGTCACGCGCTGCGATGGCTGGGTGCAGACCTTCGGCCTGCGCGATGAGCATCAGGGCCATGGCCTGGTCTGGGGTCTTGACGCCGAACAGGCCAGACTTGGCGACGGCCACGGCCATGCGCTCGACTTGATCGACGGGAACGAGTGCAGTTGTCATGCGGAAAACTCCTGTGGGTTAGAAGGAAACCTTGGCGCGCAGCTTGGCCACAATGTCGTCTGCCTCTGCGCTGAATCCGATGATCTCGCGCTCCAGGCGCGCCTGGAACTCGGGGTTACCCTTGACTCGCTCAACGTAGAGCTGCAGGTCGGCGGGCATGCGCGGGTCGAAGCTGACGAAATCCGCCCACTCGCGGCCAGTCAGCCACATCTGGCCCTGAATCTGTGGCATGTGATCCTCGGGCATGCCGCCCAGCCACGTTTCAAGGTGGACCTGGGAACTCCACGGGCACTTGATTTCGATGAGCCCGAAGGCGCCATCGGGGTCGGTTTCGTCCGTCACCAGGCCGTCAGGGCTCACGCCGATGGGCAGCTTCGGGTGCGCGATGAAGCCCGTTTCGGTGATCCGGGCCGAGGTGGTGAACTGGTACGCCACGCGGGCGGCGTCTTCGTTCTCGCGGCCCCAGCGCAGCGGTGCGGCGTCGGGCATCTGCACGGGCTGGCCCGTCAGGCGCTCGGTGACGATCTGCCAGAGGTAGCGGGTGCGCTCGGCGCTCGGGTTTCCAGGCTCGCCGGCCTTGGCCTGCGCGGCCGTGGGTTTGTTGCGGGCCAGGACGTCCTTGAATCTGCTGGCGGTGACCTTGCCGGCGCGGGCGGCGTGCCATTCGTCGGTGCGTTGGGTGTCGGTGAGGGTGGTCATGCGGGTTCTCCGGTGGCTTTGGAAATGGCGGCGCTGATAGCGTCATGCTCTTTGCCGAATCCAATGATGGACAGCGCCAGCTTCAACGCCTCCAGCAGATCCGGCGCGGCGGCGATCAGGCGGGCGTCGGCCCAGCACTGCTCATCGCCTTCGGCATCGAGCAGCCAGTTGAACGCCTGGGCAACAAGCATCGGCCCGGCGTGAACCTCGGCCCGCCCATTGGATTGGGTCGGCTTGTTGGCCGTCCACGGCCCCGGTGTGTGCTGCGCGCTCATGCGGCCTCCAGGGTGGTTGATTCTGCGGACGCATCGGCGGCTGCCGATCCCTTGGCCACGGCGGCGCGGAGTTCGGAGGCCAACTGCAGGGCTTCTTGGTCGTTGATCCAGAAACTCACATCAAGGTTGCCGGCCCCTTGGGTGTGAACCATGATTGTGTAGTCGCATCCGAAAATGGTGCCGGACAGGCGGGATGCAGTGAGTGGGATTTTCATGATGTCGGTCCTTTCAGTACCAGTGGTGGGGGTCGTCGGTGTAGGGGTCGTCGTTCATGCTGTCGGCCATGAGCTCCATGGCGCGGTCATCAATCCAGGTGCGCTCGTCGCGCAGGATGCGGTCTTTCATCTCCATGCGGGCATGCAAGCACTGCGCATCTGAGCCGGTCAGCATCAGCGTCCAGAGTTGATCGACCGTGGCCTCGCTCATGTCCAGGTCTTCGAAGCCGCGCACATCGGTGGTGCTGCACTCGGGCTGCGTGATGTTCGCGGCCAGCCAGTCGCTGGTGGTCCAGGCGTCGGCCAGCAGTTCGTCTGCCGCATCGGCGCGGTGGCTGTCGCTGGGCTCGCGGTCGCCATTCCAGCGCGGGTCGCGCGGGTCGGTGCATGGCCCCCAGGTGGCGCTGTCGCCGGGGCCGTAGGTGGTGTATTGCATGTGGTGGGCTCCTGTGGTTTAGATGAAGGCCGCGAGTAGCAGGCCGAGGGTGAAGCCGAAGGCGGCGGCGAAGAAGTAATCGATGGGGCGCGGGCGCATGGTTGCCTCAGATGGCCGCTGCGGCGGCTTCGATCATGGCGCGCATGGCGGAGGACTTGTAGTTAGACAGCGCGGCTTGCAGGTTGTCGAAACGCTTGCCCAGGCCGCCCCATGCGCGATGCGAAGCATTCAGATTGCAGACCATCGCGTAGTGCGGCGTAACCCAGATGTGCGCGGATTGCTTGCCGCAGGTCAGTTCGAACAGGTGGCTGTCGTTCTTCTTGACTTGCTGGGTGATGATGACTTGCATTTGTTGCTCCGGGTTGCGTGTTGCGATGAAATGAATTCTGCGCTCACTGGACACCGATGTCCAATGCTTTCGACAATCCCGACAAAACCGCAGGGACATAAATGTCTGTTCAGCGATAGACATCTATGCCAGAATCCGCCACATGATTACCCGTGAACAACTCTCAGAGCTGCTGCGGCAGGCTGACGCGCAAGCGGTGGCCGACGAGGCTGGCGTGAACGTCAAGACGATTTACCGGCTACGGCACGGCTTGAACTCGCCTCGGCTTGAGCTGGTCGAGCGCCTGGTGGCCGCGTGCCGCAAACTGCGGGGGCGCAAGGCGTGAAGCAAGGCGACCGCGTGCGCCTGTCCGATGGCCAGGACGCCATGGTGCTGGAGGTCGGCGTGGCAACCCTGCGCGTGGCCCGCATCCGCCCCGATTGGCCGTTTCCCGGACTGCCTGAGTCGGTGCTGCGCGGCACGGTCAAGCGGCTGCCGTCGCGGTATCTGCGGGAGACGCCTGCAGATGTGGGGCCGGCCCGCTGGTGAGCCGGCCCAGATGATTTTTCAACCTGCGGCGTGGCCGCAACGAAAGGAGAGAGAGTGCAAAACTACGAGGACTTCGTGGCCGGCAAGCGCCGCGCCGAGGTGGGCACTGGCCACCAGCCGGGAGAACTGAACCCGCATCTGTTCGACTTCCAGCACGCCATCGTGTCATGGGCCGTGCGCCGCGGCCGTGCGGCGATCTTTGCGGACACCGGCCTCGGCAAGACCCTGATGCAACTGTCATGGGCTGACGAGGTGGCATCGCACACGAATGGCGCGGTGCTGATCCTGGCGCCGCTGGCCGTGTCAGAGCAGACCATCGAGCAGGGCTCTACGTTCGGCATCACGGTGCGGCGGGTTCCTCACGGTGGCTCACCGGATGCGCCTGGCGTCTGGATCACGAACTACGAGCGCATGGATGCCATCGACTTCGGCGGCTTGCACGGGCTTGTGCTGGACGAATCCAGCATTCTCAAGGCTCACGATGGCAAGACCCGCACGCGCATCATTGAATCTGCGCAGGGCGTCCCGTATCGCCTAAGCTGCACGGCCACGCCAAGCCCGAACGACTTCGAGGAGCTGGGCAACCAGTGCGAGTTCCTCGGCGTGATGACGCGCACGGAGATGCTCGCCACGTACTTCGTCAACGACACCGGAGACACCGGCACATGGCGCCTGAAGGGATGGGGTGCCTCGAAGTTCTGGGAGTGGATGGGCACATGGGCCGTGGTGCTGCGCAACCCTTCGGATCTCGGGTTCGACGGGTCGCGGTACGTGCTTCCTGCCCCGCAGTACCTTGAGCATGTCGTTGAGACTGATCCGCTGGGCAACGACCTATTCAGCCGGCCAGCGCAGACCCTGACAGAGCGCCGTCAAGCGCAGCGCGCAAGCATTGAGCAGCGATGCCAGGCGCTGGCCGATGTGGTCAATTTGGAATCGTCTGAGCCGTGGCTGATCTGGTGCCATCTGAACGACGAGGCCGAGCTGCTGCAAAGCCTGATTCCTGGCAGCATCAACGTGCAAGGGTCAGACAGTGCCGAATACAAGGCCGAGCAGATGATGGCCTTCAGCCGTGGCACTCTGCGCGTGCTCATCAGCAAGCCGAAGATTTGCGGCTTCGGCATGAACTGGCAGCACTGCGCACGCATGGCGTTCGTCGGTCTGGATGACTCGTTCGAGAAGTTCTACCAGGCCGTGCGGCGATGCCATCGATTCGGCCAGAAGCGCAGCGTGCAGGTGCATCTGTTCACTGCCGAGAACGAAGGCCAGATTCTGCTGAACCTCAAGCGCAAGGAGGAGCAGCACCACGAAATGAGCGCGAACATGATCGAGCACATGAAAGACATCATGAACCATGAGCTGTCTGGGCAGCAAAACATCGTGGACGAATACCGCGAGGACACTCACGAAGGCGACGGGTTTACCGTGCATCTGGGTGACTGCGTGAAGTGGACTCGGCGCATGGCAGACAACAGCATCGATTACTCGGTGTTCTCGCCCCCGTTCGCTGATCTGTTCGTCTACTCCAACAGCGACCACGACATGGGCAACTGCCGCGATGATGCGGAGTTCGTGGCCCAGCTTCGCTACCTGATCGGAGAGTTGTTCCGCATCATCAAGCCTGGGCGCAATGTCAGCTTCCACTGCATGAACCTGCCGACCACCAAGATGCGGCAAGGGTTCATCGGGCTGCGCGACTTCCGGGGCGACCTGATCCGCGCATTTCAGGATGCCGGCTTCATCTACCATTCGGAGGTGTGCATCTGGAAAGACCCCGTAGTGGCGATGCAGCGCACCAAGGCGCTGGGCCTGCTGCACAAGACCATTCGCGAGAACGCTAGCATGTCACGCATGGGCTTGCCTGACTACGTGGTGACGATGCGCAAGCCTGGAGACGCCGAGCCGCGTGTAACGCATGGCGATGATCTGCCTGTCATGATGTGGCAGAAGTACGCCAGCCCGATCTGGAGCGACATCGACCAGGGGCGCACGCTGAACAAGCTGCCGGCCCGCGACGAGAACGACGAAAAGCATATGTGCCCGCTGCAACTGGACGTCATCGAGCGATGCATCCATCTGTGGACGAATCGCGGAGACTTGATCTTCAGCCCTTTCACTGGCATTGGTTCTGAGGGCTACTGCGCAGTGAAGATGGGCCGCAGGTTTGTCGGAACTGAACTGAAGCCGCAGTATTGGGAGCTGGCCGTCGAGAACATCACCGACGCCACACGCGAGCAGCGCGGGCTATTCGCAGCATGACCCGAGGCCGCGAAACCCTGCGCGAAGTCATGCTTCGCAATCAAGCCGCGATGGACCAGCTAGCGGCCATCAGCGGCAAGCCCCGCGTGCTGCTGGACATACCGCCTGAGCCGGTGAAGCGCGGGCCGAGGAAGGCGTCAGGACAGCCGACCGAGGCGCAGATTCTCAAGGCCGTCATGGCGCTGCTGAAGCGCCATCCGAAGGTCGCCAGCTGCTGGCGACAGAACTCGGGCACGTTCCAGGAGCGCAACCGCGACGGGTCTGTGCGGTACATCCGGGCGAACACCGCCAAGGGGATGTCGGACATCATGGGCGTGCTCAAGGACGGTCGCACGCTGGCCATCGAGGTCAAATCCGCCACCGGGCGCATGCGTCCAGGTCAGGAGGAATTCCTCGCCACGATCCGCCACGCGGGCGGCGTGGCCGGGGTTTGCCGGTCTGTTGAGGATGCGCAGGCGTTGCTGGCATGACCACCGAAGACACCTACCGCGCATCAGCCTGCGACGGCAAGGTGGGCTTCGCCACGTTCACCCAGGCCCGCGTGGTGGCCGAGCGCAGCACCAGGCGAGGCAAGAGCCGGCAGATCTACCACTGCGTCCACTGCCACCAGTTCCACCTGGGCCGCAGGCCGCTTAGCAGGCGGCTGAGGCCCGCGATTGAAGATTGACCCCATGCCTCGGCGCGGGCTTCGCGCCATCAACTGGAGAACCCAAGTGAAAAAAGCGCTCACTCTCATCCTCGCGGCCACGCTGGCGACAGCGGCCTATGCTTCGTGCCGGTACTACACCGTAACGATCAACAATCGCACGTACTATTGCAGCGAGTGCTGCATGGGCACGGGCGCGCTGCGGACTTGCAATACGACTTGCAACTGAGGCGCGCATGGCATACGACAACACCAATAGCGGCCTCCTAGCCCGCAACGACAAGCAGGGCAACGATTCCAGGCCGGACTACCGTGGATCGATCAACGTCGATGGCACGGAATACTGGCTCAGCGCCTGGATCAAGACCGGGCGCGATGGCACCAAGCTGGCGGGGCAGAGGTACATGAGCCTGTCAGTGCAACCAAAGGGCGATTGGGGTACGCCTGCACCGGCACCAGCCGCAGCATCACCGGCACCAGCACCGGCCCGCATGACCCAGGATCAGCGCGACGCCATGGCCATCCGTGAGCGGGCGCAGCAGGAGCGCCAGGCGGCGGCGAAGCCGAAGACGAACTTCGACGACATCGATGATGACGTGCCCTGGTGAGGCTTGACTTAGGCCCGCGCTGCGGATCTATACTGTTCGGGAGCCAGATGACGTTCTGGCTCTCCTGTCTGTTTGTTTGTGAGGTGATAAAGATGAACACTGATACGCATCCCTTCGATGCTGCGTTGAAGAATCTGCGCGGCGATGGGCATTGGCATGAGGCACTTGTCCAAGTTGGAGACACGCTGGACATGGCCAAGAAAATGCTGCTTCAAAGTCGCGTGCGCGATTTCACAGGTGCCGATGTGGTGGCCGTTGCGCAGCTGATTCTGCAGCGCGAACAGCTCCTCGCTGACCACGCGAGGAATCAAGAGGACGTCAATGAACTGGATGTCTGATCATGGCCGGCCTCGACTTCGACGGCCTGGCCCGTCAACTCCTCGCATCGGCTGAAACTCACCTCGCATCCTGGCTCCCAGCCGGCCGCAAGCGCGGCAATTCCTGGGTCGCTGGCGATCTCAGCGGTTCTGCCGGTCAATCCCTCAAGGTCAACATGACTACCGGCGCGTGGTCAGACTTCGCAACTGGTGAACACGGCAGCGATCTAGTGAGCCTGTACGCCGCGATCTACGAGCTGCCCATGGGTGATGCTTACCGCCAGCTCGGCGGTGAGTCAAAGCCGGCAAAGCGCGTTAACGGTCATGCGCACGCAGCTCCACCGGCAGAACCAGCGAGGCGCGTTGTCACGCCAGTGCCTGCCGACTTCGCGGATTGTCCGTGTGTGCACACTCGCTATGGCAAGCCATCGGCGCGGTGGACGTACCGCAACACAGACGGCGAGGTGCTGGGCTACGTGGCCCGCTACGATCCTCAAGGCGAGCGCAAGCAGATCATCCCGTGGACATGGGACGGTGAGCGCTGGGGCATGGGCCAGTGGCCGTCACCGCGTCCGCTGTACGGGCTGCAAGAACTCGCAGATCGTCCTGCCGCTGCCGTGCTGGTGGTCGAAGGCGAGAAGGCCGCAGACGCCGCACGACGGTTCAGCGGTCCCTATGTGGCGGTGACGTGGCCTGCAGGCGCAATGGCCGCAGACAAGGCCGATTGGACGCCGCTGGCAGGCCGCAAGGTGCTGCTATGGCCGGACGCAGACGAGCCTGGCCGAAAGGCCATGGAGCGCGTGGCGCAGATCATCCATGAGAGGGCAACCGAGGTCAAGGTTCTGGACGTTTCGGGCCAACAGGACGGGTGGGACGCAGCCGACGCTGACTTTGCGTGCTGGGACGACTGCAAGGCTTTCATGGTGCCACGGGCGACAAAGTGGCGACCTAGCGCAGCGGTCGCCATTCCACCGTCAATTGACCCGGAGACAGGAGAGATCGACACTCGGCCACAGCTTGATCTGGTGCTGATGCCGAACGGCACGCCAATCATGAACCTTGACAACGTGGTCAGGGCGATTGAGTCTGATCCAAATCTGCGCGGCAAGATTTGGTATGACGAGTTCCTAGACACGATCATGACCACCTGGCAGGGCGAGGCACGCCAGTGGAAAGACGCCGACGACGTGCTGCTGCAGCTCTACATGCAACGCCACGTAGGGCTCACTCGCATCGGCCTGCAAACGTGCCACGACGCCGCTGTGGTGGCCGCCTTCCACGACACCCGCAACGAGTGCAAGGACTGGCTGAAGTCGCTTGCCTGGGACGGCGTGCGCCGGCTGTCCTACTTGATGTCAGAAGGCCTTGGAGCCCCAGAAAACGCCTACACAGACGCCGTAGGACGCTGCTGGGTCATGTCAATGGTGGCCCGCGTGTTTCGGCCAGGCTGCAAGGTTGATACCGTGCCTGTTCTGGAGGGAACGCAAGGCGCCGGCAAGTCCACCGCGCTGCGCATCCTCGGAGGCAAATGGTTCACAGAGTGTCATGAAAACGTGACGCACAAAGACTTCTACGAAGTCCTGAAAGGCCACATGCTGGTCGAGATTGCAGAGATGCACTCATTTACTCGCGCAGAGGTAGAGCGCATCAAAGGCATTATCTCTTGCCAGATGGACAGATATAGAAAGAGCTACGGCAGGAACACAGAAAACCATCCGAGACAAACGGTTCTGGCCTGCACAACGAACCGCGACGACTGGCAGAGAGACGAAACTGGAGCACGCCGGTTCTGGCCCGTTCGCTGCGGCAACGTGAACCACGACTGGCTGCGTGACAACCGAGACCAGCTCTTTGCTGAAGCCGTCCACCTGTTCAACGATGGCGGCTCATGGTGGGACGTTCCGATGGACCTTCAAAACGAAGAGGTTGAGTCCAGGCGCGATTCGGACTCCTGGGAAGCCGTCATCGGAGGATGGTTGTGGAATCAGAATCGTCCTACAACATCGGAGATTTTGTCCGACTGTCTCAAGATCGAGATCGGTCGCCATGACCAGATTGCGCAGAAACGGGTCGGTCGCGTGATGCGAGTGCTCGGCTGGCGAACGGTCATCACCAAATCGACAAACGGGCGCAGTTTCCGGGCCTGGGTCAAGGACGAGTAGAACGCGTAGACTCTCTACACGTTCTAAGTTGTTGTCAGCATTGGAGTTCTACACGTTCTACACGTTCTACACCATGTTTATACTAATACACATGCACACACACATGCGCACGCACATGGAGGGGTTTTGAAAATCACGTGTTCTACGCGTAGAGGTGTAGAACGCGTAGAGTCCAGCGACAAGCGCCGGACCCGTTTTTGAGACCATGAGTGGTCACTAACATAGGAGCAAACATGGCAAACAAACGAACCAAGCCAGGAAGCCCTGAGCGGGCCGAGATTGCGGAGAAGGTCATCAAGGCGATGGACTCTGGCATGAGCTGCTTCAAGGCTTGCCAGCAGGCTGGCGTGCCGATGCCGACGTTCATGCTGTGGGTTGGACAGGACGCGGAGCTGGCCGACAGGTACGCGCAGGCGCGCGAGAACTTCGTCGAGCGCATCGCCCAAGAGGTCATGGAGTTATCCGACGTCGATGTCGGAGAAACCCCAGATGGACGGAAGGACTGGGCCGCTGTGCAAAAGCACAAACTCCAGGTAGATACTCGCAAGTGGCTGTTATCGAAACTGGCGCCGAAGAAATACGGCGAGAAAATCGAGATCAGCGGCGACAAAGAATCTCCGCTGGTGCATCGCATCGAGCGCGTGGTGGTTAAGTGACCACCCTTCGCATCGAAACCCCAGAGTGGGCGCTGCCGCTGCTGGGCCAGGCGCGGTACAAGGGCGCTCACGGTGGCCGAGGCTCTGGCAAGTCGCACCTGTTCGCTGAGATGCTGATTGAGGCCCACATCATGGACCCGACCAGCCGCAGCGTCTGCGTGCGCGAGGTGCAGAAGTCCCTGAGCCAGTCCGTCAAGCGCCTGCTGGAGCTCAAGATCGAGGCGCTGAACGCGGGCGCTTACTTCGAGGTGCAAGAGGCCGTGATCAAGTCCAAGCGCGGCGACGGACTGATCATCTTCCAGGGCATGCAGAACCACACAGCGGACTCGATCAAGTCCCTGGAAGGCTATGACCGCGCCTGGGTCGAGGAAGCGCAGAGCCTGAGCCAGCGCAGCCTGGACCTGCTGCGGCCGACGATCCGCAAGCCGGACTCGGAACTGTGGTTCACCTGGAACCCGAGCCAGGACTCCGACCCGGTTGACCAGCTGCTGCGCGGCCCGAAGCCGCCGCCTGACGCCATGGTGGTCGAGGTGAACTTCGAGCAGAACCCGTGGTTTCCTGACGTTCTGCGGGCCGAGATGGAATACGACCGTGGCCGAGACCCGGACAAGTACGCGCACGTCTGGCGCGGCGGCTACCTCAGCAACAGCACGGCCCGCGTGTTCCAGAACTGGAAGGTCGAGGACTTCGACTCCCCGAAGGACGCGATCCACCGCCTGGGCGCCGACTGGGGCTTTGCCACCGACCCCACGGTGCTGGTGCGCTGCCACGTTGTCGGCCGCACGCTCTACATCGACCACGAAGCCTACATGGTGGGCTGCGAGATCATGAACACGCCAGACCTGTTCATGACCGTGCCAGAGGCCGAGAGATGGCCCATGGTGGCCGACAGCTCGAGGCCTGAGACCATCAGCCACATGCGCAGGCATGGGTTCCCAAAGATCCTGTCAGCCGTGAAGGGCCCGCGCAGCGTTGAGGAGGGCATCGAATGGCTGAAGTCCTATGACATCGTGGTGCACCCGCGCTGCCTGCACACAATCGACGAGCTGACGCACTACTCATACAAAAGCGATCCGCTGACAGGCCAGATCCTGCCGGTGCTGCAGGACAAGCACAATCACGTCATCGACGCATTGAGGTACGCTTGCGAGGGTATGAGGCGTGCCGCAGCGGTCACGCGGCAGGTCTCAGCAGTGCCATTGCCTACTGTCAGCCGCTGGTAGCATAATCCAGCAAGGAAATCAATCGGAGCCAGCATGGCGCGCATATCCACCGAGCAGAGGCTCATGAACCTGCATCAGGAAGCGCTGCGGCAGTTCAACGACATTCAGACCGCCCTGCGCGACGAGCGACTGCAGTGCTTGCAGGACCGCCGCTTCTACAGCCTGGCCGGCAGCCAGTGGGAAGGCCCGCTGCGCGACATCTACGAGAACAAGCCGCGCATGGAGGTGAACAAGGTTCACCTGAGCGTCATCCGCATCATCAACGAGTATCGCGCCAACCGCGTGACGGTGGACTTCACGCCGAAGGACGGCGGCGGCCCGGAGGCCGACAAGCTGGCCGAGACCTGCGACGCCCTGTACCGTGCCGACGAGCAGGACAGCGTGGCCGATGAGGCCTACGACAACGCCTTCGAGGAGGCTGTGGGCGGCGGCATTGGGGCGTGGCGCCTGCGCACCGTCTACGAGGACGAGGGCGACCCTGACAACGAGCGCCAGCGCATCCGCATTGAGCCGATCTTCGACGCGGACTCCAGCGTCTACTTCGACCTGAACGCCAAGCGCCAGGACAAGTCCGACGCCAGGTTCGCGTTCGTGGTCTCCAGCATGACGCGGGCCAGCTACATCGCGGAGTTTGGGGACGACCCGACCGACTGGCCGAAGATCGTGCACCAGTACGAATTCGACTGGCAGACGCCGGACGTTGTGTTCGTGGCGCAGTACTTCAAGGTTGAGGACGTCACCGAGACCATCCGCGTGTTCCGGGCTATTGACGGCACCGAAGAGAAATACCGCCAGAGCGAGTTCGACGCCGACGAGACGCTTGAGGACACGCTGGCCGCCATTGGCAGCGTCGAGGTTCGGCAGCGCAAGATCAAGCGCAAGCGCGTTCGCAAGTACCTGATGAGCGGCGGCAAGGTGCTCGAGGACTCCGGGTTCATCGCAGGCGAGTGCATCCCGGTGATCCCGAACTACGGCAAGCGCTGGTTCGTGGACAACATCGAGCGGTGTATGGGCCATGTGCGCCTGGCCAAGGACAGCCAGCGCCTGAAGAACATGCAGCTGTCGAAGCTCGCCGAGATCAGCGCGCTGTCGAGTGTCGAGAAGCCGATACTGCTGCCTGAGCAGGTCGCCGGCCACCAAGTCATGTGGGCCGACGACAACCTGCGCAACTACCCGTATCTGCTGGTCAACCCGATCAGCGGGCCTGACGGAAGCCAGCAGGCAGCTGGGCCGGTGGCGTACACCAAGAGCCCGACGATTCCGCCTGCGATGGCCGCGCTGCTGCAGATCACAGAGTCTGACATGCAGGAGATTCTTGGCGCCTCGCAGCAGGCCGACAAGATGGTCTCGAACACTTCCGGCAAGGCCGTGGAGTTGATCCAGACGCGCCTGGACATGCAGACCTTCATCTACATGAGCAACTTCGCCAAGGCCATGAAGCGCTGCGGCGAGGTGTGGCTTTCCATGGCCCGCGAGGTCTACGTCGAGGAAGGCCGCAAGATGAAGGGCATTAGCCCCAACGGCGATCCGATGCAGATCGAGCTGATGAAGCCGATGGTCACCGATACCGGCGAGATGGCGCTGTCGAATGATCTCAGCGGCGCAAAGCTGGACGTCAACGTCGAAGTCGGCCCCAGCAGCAGCAGCAAGCGCGCAGCCACGGTGCGGGCGCTGACGGGCATGATGGCCATCACGCAAGATGCCGAGACGCAGCAAGTCCTGCAGGCGATGGCCATGATGAACATGGAAGGCGAGGGCATCGGCGACGTGAGGGATTACTTCCGCATGCGCCTGGTGAAGATGGGCGTCATCAAGCCGACTGACGAGGAAGCCGAAGAGATGATGATCGAGCTGCAGGGCCAGCCGCAAGACCCAAACGCGGTGTTCCTGCAGGCTGCGGCCGAGGAGGCCCAGGCCAAGGCTGCCAAGGCCCGCGCCGATGTGGTCAACACGGTGGCCGACGCCGAACTGACGCAGGCAAAGACGGCCGAGATCATGGTCAAGATCGGAGGCGAGGTTGAGGGTGCGATGCAGCCGCAATCCACGCCAGAGCCGGCTGCGCCGCAGATTGATCCGTTCGAAGCAGCCAAGCGCGAACTGGAACTCGAAAACATGCGGATGGACAATGCCGCGAAGTTCGCATCCTTGGCTAAGGCACTCAAGCAGCAGCAGGCCGAGGAAGAATCCGGCAGCGAAGAAGAATCGATCGCCGATGAGTCCGATGATAAAGTCAGCGAAACACTGGACGAACTGAAGTCCATGGTTGAATCGTTGGCCAGGCAGGTCGCGGACATGAGGCCGCAGCAGCCGATCATCGTGTCCACGGGCGGCGGCGGCAAGAAGATCCAGATCACCAAGACCTCCACCGGGTTCTCCGGTGAGGTTGTCAACGAAGACTGAAAGGGCCTGAACCATGTCCATGACCAACGCCGCCGAAGAGGCATTCCTCGACCTCCTGTTCCTGAACGTCGACTGGGCCAACATCGGCGACGCTGCCGGCCTGCAGAACAGCGCCACGGCGGGTTCGTTTTACATCTCGCTGCACAGCGCAGACCCTGGAGAGGCGGGCAACCAGAGCACCAACGAGATCAGCTACACCGGCTACGCCCGCGTAGCTGTGAACCGCACGGCAGGCGGCTGGACGCGAACGGTGTCTACCATCGCCAACACCGCGCTGGTGCAGTTCGGTCAGTGTACGGCGGGGTCCGCCACGGCCACGCACTTCGGCATTGGCACGGACTCCAGCGGCGCGGGCAACCTGCTGCTGAAAGGTGCGCTCAACGCCAGCCTGTCGATCAGCAACGGCATTCAGCCGCAGTTTGCTGCTGGTGCCATGACCGCCACGGTGGACTGATGTGGTGTACCGCTGCGCCCACTGTCGGGAACTGCTGACGCTGACAGACAACGAGTTGTCGGCCTGCTCAGAGCACCCGGACGGGGGCGTGGAATGGTCGCCTGACGAGGTGGAGTGGGCTTCGCTGGAGAACCCTGATGCCGTTTAGGTCCGTTGCCGAGGTGGCTAATGCTGTCGAGCAAGGGCGGCATCACATCCAGCATTTCATCCGCACATCGGTTTACGGTAGTTTCGGGACCAACCCGTTTGGTGATTTCAGCGTCGCCAGCGGCATCCCGTCTTACAACGCATACGTTGGCACCGCGCTTGAGGCCACGCAACTCATCGGCCAGCGCAACAACAGCATCTATGTCGGCCCCGGCATCAGCACGGAGCGGTATCTGCTCAGTATGTCGTTGACGCATGGCGGCACCACGGGCTTTCTGCCTTCGGTCTACTTTCTCGACTATTTGATGTTTT